ACTCAATTGCCTTTTTCTTATCACCGTAGATACCGAAAGTTTTCACAATGTGTACCAAACGGCGGGTCGAAATAACCTCATCACAACCACCATCAGCAAAGGTGTTACGAATCGTATTAGCCCAAGTAACTAGATTTTTGGCAAATACATCATCAGAACGACCGACTGAATCAAGTTCTTTGTTGATAATTTTTTCTTCAATCTTAGCAGGTGGAAACTCTTGTTCCATTGTATTTGGGAAACGTTCAAGAAACGCCTCATTCAATACATTGGTAAACATATAGCGACCATCTTCAGAGCCTTTACCTTTTGTATTAGCAGTAGCAAACACGGTAAAGCCGGGTGCAGGTGCAACCAGTTCATTCTTTTTCTTTAGCAAGAATGGTTTACCCTCAAGCACACGTTGTAAGCACGACAGATTTTGTGCGCCGTAGTCAATCTCATCAACACAGAGTACAGCACCCTGACGGGCTGCCACAGTGACAGGACCATCACGCCATTCCATCTGACCGTTGATTAGAACATAGTTGCCAAGCAAGTCACCCTCATCAGTATCAGGTGTCATTGATACGCAAACGAATTTTCGTTTTGCTTTGGCGCAAGCCTGTTCAATTGACATTGTTTTACCATTGCCAGATTGACCAGTAATGAACACAGGAAAGAATTGTTTTGATTTCACAATTGACAACACATCATCAAAGTTACCAAAAGGTACATAGTTGTCATATTGAGAAGGAATCAGATTCTCAATTTCCAGATCAGTTGTCACATTTGTAATGCGATTACCTGAGTTGTTTTCTGGTTTTGTCATTGGAATCACTTGTGCTGCTAGATTGATCGCAGGTGACGCATTAGAAGCACTAGGAACACGATATACACCACGTTTGACCTTATTAGACTCTTCATTGGTAAACCAGTAGGGAATAGCAAGGCCAGCACTAGCGGCAACGTCTTTCACTTCTGATAACGTCAACTGAGACTTACCTGTTGCAATAAGAGCATCAATAAGTTTCTGGCGTTTTTCTGCACGACTTGTCATAATGTAAACTCCAATTCACTTTAGGAACTACTATTATAAAGGACAACCGCCACTTTGTCAAGTAGCGGTATGTTATCAAACTGCTATCATACCGATGAAGCGTGATACCAGAACACGATTGACTTGGCGATTCTTAGTATACTTACCGAATGCTTTAGTCAAGGTTGCCGTAGTGACTTTTGTTGGTGCTTCAAAGTCCTCATCTTCAATACTCAAATCATCACCACCTGGCAGAATAAAGAATGATTCATAGCCAGCATTCTTTGATTCAAGATACTTATTTTTGCGAATCAATTTCATGTACTTAGAATACGTCTCTTTAAGTTCAAGGTAATTTTCACGTGGTGATTTACGCAGTTCATTAATTTCATCATTAACCAAACGGCGGCGCAGTGCATTTTTCATATTGTAGTTGGGTGACAAATAGAAGCCGATGATTTTCACACCAGTAGTTTTTATCAACCAGTTACTAATAGCAATACGAACACCATCATCACCTTCAGGTACTTCTTGCTGAATCTTATTTTTCTTATCACTTAGAAAAACATTGTGATAGTTTGAATTGAAAAAGTTTCGATTGTTCGAAATGCTTGCACTCTCATTCAGATTGTGATACGAATTGATATCGTCAGCATCACCATCATGAACCACACACAAGTTTACAATATCAAGATTGTTCACAGTGCGAAACTCTTTGATGATCGTTTGGCAAGCAATCAGCGCCTCAGTCAACGGTGTATTGGACAGTGAATCGGATTGTGGGCGATAAAAATTCGAACCTCTAGAATAACGACCACCCGACCATGCATTCATCAGACACAGAATATTCTTTGTTGCCTTAGAAAATTCTGAGTTGCTCATCTTTGAGTTAATTAACTCACGCAGATACACTGAGGATAAAAACATCTCACGATTGTTTTCAGAGAAACAACCATACGATTTACCAGCACCAGGTTCTTCGCCACGATAGTCAATCGTGTCACGAACGTGATCAGCATTACCAAAACCATATGCCGAAAATGGTATGTTCACTTTACGGCAGAAGGTAGCCAGTACAAGTATCTGTTCGTATGATGCACCGAGATTATCAGACATTGAGCCCGACTTATCAAGTAACAGAATCAAGCCATGCGATTTACCTTTAGGCACACGCATTACTTTTTTGAAAATGTTATCATCAATTTGATATTTGAACACACGACTAACATCAATGTCACCCGTTGACGATACTTTGGCTTTAGAAAACTTATCGGCAGCCTTACGCATCTCAAACTCTTTTGCCAACAATGAAATGAATCGTTCGTTCTTACGACGAAAATCATTGTACAGTGTGTTGGCAATAGATTGATAGTCAGAAGGTCGCTGTTTCGAAAACTCTTCAGTCAGAACTTCCTGTACACGTTTTGCCGGTGTAACAATCTTTGTAAGATTTGGTTTAGGAATGTTAATGTAAACATACTCACGTGCATGTTTCGCAATGAGTTTGCCTTCATTGTTGCGGAAGTTTTCATCAGTCTCACACCGTGGCTCAGGAGTTTGATCCTCACGTACACTTTGTGATTCTTTTGTGCGATTTACACCATCTTTGTCTTCACCTTCACCATCGCCCTCTTCATCAGCATCGGAAGTCGATGATTCATTGCCACTTGCCGATGATTCTTCTTTATCACCATCTTCACCTTTGGTTTTAGTCTTAGACTTTTGTTCACCTTGACCATCAGTCTCAGCATCACCATCATTCGAACCTGATTGTGTTTCAACCTCTTCACCATTTTCATCGTACCCAAAATTATCTTGAGGCACGTTAGTTTGTGATTGTTCTTCTTTAGAATAATCCCAAATTTCATTGGTAACTTTGAGAACATCATCCCAAGTTTCGCAAGCCTGAACACGATCAACAAACTCTTGTTCTTTTGCATTAAAAAGAATATCAAGAGAGTAACTAGACTTTGTGTAGATGTTCAAACGATCAATGAACGACATTGTATTAACATCACGACCATCTAGACCAAAAAAGTCTTTGTTCATGAGTTCACTAAAGCCGTTGACAAACGAACGGCGCAGACCAGGATAACGGCGTTTCTGTCGTTTCTCAATACGTGCATCTTCAACTACATTCAAAAAGCCTTTGTAGTTTTGACCACGTGCATGTACAGCACCATGCCAACCATCAGCAGGTGTATCAATAGCATGACCGACTTCATGACCCATTAGTAAGTCATAAAGATCGCCAGACATTTTTTCCCAAATAGGGCAAGTTAGAACACGATTTTTAGGATCGAACGATGCTGTTGAAACTTTAGCATGTTGAACGATAAGATTTTCGGTGGCCATGAGTTTGGCCAAACCAGACTTTTGATTTTGAATGTTGCTCATTCGATAACCTCGACTGTTACTGAACTAATATTATATACGATATGCTGAGGTTTGTCAAGTGTTGCAAGATTGACAATACTTTCTCCATCGGAAAGCATTCATATAGTATACCTTACAGTTAGAACTTTGTCAAGGCTTATAGAAGACGAATATCGGTTCGTATTTTAACCACAAGTTATTAACTTTGCAATAGTTTTTAGTCTTGGGTAATCCAGTTTCAGAATCAGTACGATTGTCACCTGGCATTTGTGCCAACGCCATTTTCAACTTACCCTTATATTCCAAACCAAATTCTTTGAGGAAGTTAATTGAATCTTCTTCCAATGGTAAAGACTGTTTGTCAAAAATTACATCAGCAATGTTCCACAATAGATATCTATCTCGTTTCAAATACTCAGCACAAGTTTGTAGCGTTTGACGAAGAAAACCATCACGCCATGCTTCATACTGACCAAACTTTTTGTATGATTGAGTATCATCTTCCGAATAAGCCTCTTTCATAAAGTAAGGTGGTGAAGTAAAGATTAAATCTAACTTACCTTTGTACTTTTGAAACTTAGGATCGTTGTGAATTTCTTCAGATCCGTGTTGAAAGATTTCGTATGTGTGTGTCTTTGGAAATAAACCTGTGGCACGATAAGTTTTTGTGTTAAAAAAATCTGCCACCTGATGATACTTTGTTCTACCATCAGGTGTATTGTGATCTGTGTTTGGGTCAGTTCCAACATAATGTATGTTACGACTATCATCAATAGACATAGCACCAAGTAAACGACCACCCCATCCAGAAGAAGGATCATAGATGATAATTTTTTCTTGGTTCTTAAAAGATTCCGTGTATCGTTCGTACAAGTATTTGGCTGTTAATGGAGGAAAGTTGACCGCATACTGACAAAACGACACACGGAAAGCCTTGAAGCCTGATGGAAAAAGTTTTTGACCTTTTTCATACAGACGAATTCTATAAGTATTAACACCTTCTTTGGCATCAATATTTGTGAGACACTCTTCTGGTATATTCAGTGAAGCAATGTCATCACGTGAAAGCATAAACTCAGCATCTTTTGCTTCTTTCAAATGAATATTATAACCTGTGTAATCTTCTTTTTCTGTTGGGTCTAGCCAATATCCATGTGTACCATAACCACGTGCAATCGATTCAAACCAATCAACAAATTCTTTTACAGAGTTAGGTACAAATTGTGCGGTTCCAATTTGAATTAACTGACCAGAACGAACTGGTAATGAGTGATGATAAAAAGAATCTCTCTTGAAATGTCTTGAAGCATAAATCAAAAAGTTTTCCAACAAATCATCACGTGCAAAGTAATCATAAATTGATTTACCATTCTCAACTTTTTTGGAATAGTTAATCTTCGTCTTCATCATCGTTGGAAACCATTGGTTGACGGCATTACCAACAAGACTAGTGTTTCGAATCACATCTTTTTCTTTTGTCAGTTGATCAATTTCTTCAAATTTCCATACTGGAAAAGAAGACATCTCATTGAACTGATCAATGATTTCTTGTTCGTTACAACCTACACGTGGTGGGTTGCCTTTTTCATCCCAATTACTAACAATTCTTTTACGAAGGTCTACTATCCACTGACGAAATTCGTCTTTGGTCATTAACAACACTTCATCAAATGTTTTGTTTATATCAGATTCTAGAAACTCTGTATTTCGTTCGTAAAAATATTTCATCCTGCTACATTCCAATAAAGTACATCACGTGATTGACCATGAATGTTGTGATAGTTTTTCATAACACTCCAACCTTTTGCGTCATATGTAGGTGCAGATGGAAAAGGCGGCACATCATTTTCTTTAACGGGCTTATCAAATTTATACGGTGATACATGATGAATTGCTCGGCCAATTTCATTTTCGGACATCTTGTGTCCCACTTGAACTACATGTATTGTAGCATCAGGCCATGCTAATTGCAAGCCTCTTGTAAGTGTGCCTGATGATCCCACCGACCAAACTTCTTTTGGTTTTATAGGCAACGATCTAGCAACTTTAATGATTGATGCAATCACAGTGTCATGATATAAACCAAGAGGTAATAATGCTCTCTCTTCTGGTTTTTCTGCTACGTATTTTCTGGCACGTGATTCAGTTACATTCAACATACCAGATGAAACCCAATTGTATTCTGCACCCAGTTCTATGCCTAATTTTTGATATGGATGTAATTTGTCTAGACTGCGTTCGGCCATAAACAGAACTGTTTTTTTATCATATCGTTTGCATATCACAGGCAAACTTATCTGTGCATAACCAGTTGCAGGTGATGAACCATAAACCCATTCTTTTATATTTCTATTTTCTGGTGCATGACCAATAAAGTAATCTGCAAATCTTATTTTGCTGCCATAGTTTAACAAATCATCACGCACAACAGAAACGCCATTATGCATTTCAATAATAGGTGCTGGATTAGGATCTTGCCAATTACCAATTAATTCAAGATAATCTTCTGCTGAAAAAAGTGTCATCTTTGTTTTTTACTATCACGAATAATTTTTTTCACAAGTTTGTTTGCCTTTTGTCTTGCCATTTTAAGTGCAAGTGGCTTCACAAGATTAGTATATCTCACACCATTTAAATGATCAAGTTCATGTAAGAAACAACGTGCAGATAGCCCTTGCAGTTTTACTTGATTGACGTTACCATTTTCATCAGTAAACTCAGCTTCAATCCATGATGGCCTATCAACATTCAAAAACAAACCTGGAAAAGATAAACAACCCTCTTTATCTTTTACCACTGGTCCTTCATCAAGTATTTTTGGATTGATACACACAAGTTGAAAATCATCTGTACCAATTACAAACATTCTTTCAGCAACACCACATTGATTTGCAGACAAACCTAAACCTGCGTACATCTTCATGGTCATCTTCAATCTTTTGGCCAAGTTTACTAATGCTGGTGCAGGGAAACCACCTGTGTATTCAGGTATCTTCTGACCAAGCATAAAGTAATCTTCACCAAAAACCTGTAGTGGATCAACTTTTTCTATTTGCTGTACGCCAGCAGAAGTATCAATTGTTAGTATTTCACTCATTTCACTATCCTTGAAAAGTTTTTAACTTTCTCAAAACGAATTGTATTTGAAAACTTGTCTTGTAGTATGTCGCCTTTATGACTAATCACAAAAAGATTTGCATCTTCAAGTGAGTGTAGTATCTTCATCAAATCTTCTGTACCGCTTGTATCTAGACTCGAATCAAATACTTCATCAAGTATCAGCAGATTGGTATTAGTAGAGTTCTTTAGTTTCGCAACTGCTCTCCATGTCAACATCAGTGCCATATCAATACGTTGTTTTTCACCCTCTGAAAAGTTGTGATAAGAAAACTCATCACGGTGTCTAGATTTAATTGTTTCTTTGAATGACTCATCAAGATTAAAGTTCACAAAGAAATCCATACTTGTCAGATACTTGTTTACCAATTTGTTTATCACTGGCAAATATTGTTTAATGATATTGGTTTTGATGCCTGTGTCTTTTAGTAGTGAAGAAGCTACATCATAGTATGCTTTATCATCCAATAGTTGTTTCAGTTCACCTTGTGCTTGTTCAACTTCTTTCTTAATTGCATCTAGTTCATTCTCATCAATATTTTCTTTTGGTTGTTGTATTTGTTTAATTTGTTTTTCTAATTTAGTAATCGAATCATTTAAGCCTTTGATGCTTGTCTGTGTGGTTGCTAACTGAATGCGAACATTAGATAACTCTTTTTCATTCTCTCTTAATTCAGCAATAACACCTTCTTGCTCTGTAATTTTTGTTTGAAGTTCTGTCAGACCACCAGCAAGTTCTTCTTCTTTCGTGTGGAGTTCTCTGAGTTGTTCTTCTTTAAAGCCCAAGGTAATGGCTTGCCTACAGGTTGGGCAATCAGCATTGTGTTCATAGAAACTTCTATCTGTTCCCACTTTGGATATTTTACCCTCAATTTGAGACTCAATTTTTTTAAGCGCAGTAATCTTCTTTTCATTTTCAGGAATTTTCGAACAGATGTCGGTAAGTGTCTGTTTTGATCGTTCCAAATCGTCAACCTCTCCAGATAAGGTGCGAATGGTTTCTCTGTGCAGAAGTATCTCTTCCTCATATTCTTTTACCTTTGCTTCGTTATCTTGATTCAGTTTATCTTGATGCTCTTTTTTAAGTTGATACTTTTGCATCAACAAAGATATATCATTCTTTTTTTCTACTGTCAGGTCTTTATTGTTTGCCAATCTTTCTTTGATCAGACTATTCATCGTAGAAAAGATTTGAATGTCTAACAAATCCTCAATGATTGCTCTACGATCAGCAGCAGACAACTGCATGAACGGCGTAAAGGATGCTGAACCAAGAATAACAATCTGTGTAAAAGACTTGTAGTTTAGTTTGAGAATAAACCTCTCTAGATAGTCTTGATAATCTCTTACAGCCGCATCTTGATTCAGCAAAACTTTGTCTTGGTAAATTTCAAAGTTGTTTGGTTTGATGCCACGAACAATCTTGAACTCTTTATTACCAATTGAAAACTCCACTTCTACTACAGCATCTCTATTGTTGATTGAGTTTACAAGATTCGGTTTGTTGATACCACGAAATGGTTTACCAAACAAACCGAAGCACAAGGCATCAAGCATCGTTGATTTGCCTGAGCCATTTGTACCTACAATCAGTGTATTAGCGTTACTGTTTAGTGCTATTTCGGTAAAGTAATTGCCGGTGCTTAACAGGTTTTTCCAACGCAGTGTTTTAAATAATATCATTCAGTAGTGGTACTCAGTGCCTCAACATAAAGTTCCTGCATAATACTTTTTAGTTTAACAGGTTCTACATTGATTGTCAAGTTATCAATATACTTTGAAAGTATTGTCATAGTATCTTCTGCCTGGTCAACTAACTCTTGATCAATATCGGTTGTTGTGTCAGTGAAATCTTCAACAACAGATATATCAGCGGCGCCGGCTTTGTATATACTATCAATCACAAAGTCAAATAAAAATGGATTCAGTTTATTGATTACAACAACTTTCACATAGCAACCTTCATAAACTGAGTAGTCAAATATTCTATAACCTTCAGAGAAGTGTTCAAGTTCATCATTGTAGTTCAACTTGTAAAACATTCTGTATGGGTTCTTAATAAACTCTTGCTCACGGGTATGTGTATCGAAGATAACAAAGCCACGTGGGTCATTATAATCTGCCCATGTCATTTCATTTGGTGAACCAACGTAGTAAATGTGTCCATCATCAGAACGGTGATGAAAATGACCAGACAAAACTATATCATACTTGTTAAACAGTGCCTTGTCAATACCTTCATGGCAAATGTTACCACGATCCATTTCAAAACCTTTTATTTCAAAATGGCCAAAAACGATTTGTGATTTAGAGTCTTTTAGTTTTTGAGTGATTTCAACTTCGTTATCGTCACATATCCAAGGTACAAGATCAACATCAATGCCGCCAAACTGCATTGTAGTAAAAGTATCCAGTACAGTAATATTATCATAACCGTCTAGAAGTAATTGGGAGGAGTTAACCTGAAGGGTGTTTCTGAACGCCACATCATGGTTGCCGAGGAATGTGATAAACGTGATGCCATTTTCTTGTAGTTTATCAAAGAAATATTTACGACATAGATAGAGTGAATTGAAGTTAATAAACTTACGGCGGTCGAAAAGATCACCAAGTTGTACAACGGTTGTAACATTGTGATCCTTTAGATAAGGGAAGAACACGTTATCGTAGAACTTCTCTATGTATTTATGAAAATCTAAAGAATCACCTCTCATACCGAAGTGAGTATCACCAAGCACACATATCTTCATAATATTATTCTATATCATCATCTAGAAATTGTTCAAGGCCCTCCGACTTCTTTTCTTTTTTCTTCTTTTTATTTTCTTCAAAGTTATGTATAAACTCTGAGATATTGTCGTACAACTCAAACTGCTTCATGTTACCATTTTCATCTTCGTACATCTCACCTTCATCCAATAAACCGAACTGTTGTGTTGCTTTGTACTTTACATACAGTTGTTTCTTCTCACGCATAATTCTACGCAGAAAGGCATAGTAAATTATCTGTGTGAAGTAAGCAAACGGATTCTTAGACTTGGCTGGATCAAAGTTACGAAAATACATCAGACAGTTTTCTACACCATCAGATATCATTTCATCACGATAGGTGTAAGAAATAAAGTTTGGCTTACGGGATAAATGCTCTGCAATCTTTAGAAAACATTCACCAATGTAATCTGGTATTTTTGGTTCTGGTTTATTTTCTTCTTTAGCAGTGGCACAATCTGTGCGATACTTAACAAGTGCCGCTAGAAAGTCTGCGTTATTAACATAATGATTCGATGTTGTCATTATACATTACCGTAAATGTTATTCTTCAAGTATGTATATCCCTTGATGAGTTCTTCTACACCATCATCTAATGTGTGATAGGGCAACCAACCAGTTGCCTCTAGTTTTTCATTTGACACAATATAGTTGCGTTGATCTGGGTCTTTTTTGATATCACCCTCCACAACTGTAAAAGTGGGAATATGTTTCTTGATGATGTCACATAGTTCCAGTTTAGATACATTTGCTGATGATAAGCCTACATTATAAATGTTACTCTTCATTTCATCGAACTGATACATGGCATGTAAGAATGCTTCACACACATCACGGACATGAATATAGTTGCGTTTGAAGTGACCTTCAAAGATAATCACATAACCATCATTAACTGCACGATAAACTAAATCATTTACTAACAAGTCTGTACGCATTCTTGGTGACATACCAAACACTGTAGCCAAACGATAACTGATTGAGTTTTCTCTTTGCATCAATCGTTCTTCTACGGCAACTTTATCGATTGCATATTTTGAGATTGGTCGCAATGGTGATTCTTCTGTACAAAAATTGTTTTCATCACCTGTGCCATATGCTGAATTGGTTGTAGGCATGATGATGCGCTGTTCATTAGAAACGGCATTTAACATCCAGAACATTGCATCTTTGTTTGTTGTATCTGCACCAACAACATCTTTATTACACAGCGGTGCACCAACAAGTGCAGCAAGTGGTATGATAACATCTGCTTTTTTCAGCAGAGGTGCCATATGATATGGATTACGAATGTCACCATTTACAATCGTAAGGTTTTTATTTTCACATAGATGACTCAAGCCAATTTGCTTATACATGAAGTTATCAATCACAGTTACTTCATGATTCATCTGCAACAAATACTCTGTTAGTATGCAGCCAATATAGCCAGCACCACCTGTCACCAATATATTCATATTATACCCTATTCAATACAGTTGTGATTTCATCAATTGCCATTTTACTTAATGTTGGATAGTTACCAATGTAGAACGAATAAAAGTGCATGTGATCAGTGTTTGGAAACTTCTTATAGTGATCTTCTGGCACGATGTTCTTCAAGTATGGTTGACGCAGTTGGTTGCCACCGCCAGCAGAGCCACGACGAAACTCAATTTGTTCATCACGCATCTTGCCCATCAATCTTTCCGCAAATTCTTTGTTTGCATACTCTGGCTGCAACACGATGTTAAAGGCATAGTTGCTACACCCAATCAATCTAAAGTCAACCTTATACTTTTTCTGGTCTAGTTTAGCCAAAAAGTAAAATAGATTCTCATTTCGTAGTCTAACATTTTCATCCAAATGTTTCAACTGATTTTGACCAAGTATACCGCCGATTTCATTATTACGCATGTTGTATGCTGCATAGGCAAAGATAAAATCAGAGTTCAACTCTGGGTATTCTGCTTTATATTTGTCAGCCATTATCCAGTCACCACATTCACGAACCATACCGTGTGAACGAAGCATACGAACTGTGTGATATACTTCAGGGTCGTTTGTACATACCATGCCACCTTCAATGGTAGACATGTGATGTGCAAAGTAGAAAGAGAAGTTAGACATCCAACCATAACTACCAAGCAGTTTGCCGTTATGCGTGGCGCCATGTGATTCACACACATCTTCAATCAAAGGAATATGACGATGACGAAGAACTTCTAATACTCTAGGTGATAAACAATCAAAGCCTTGTGCATATGTAATGAATACTGCTCTTGTTTTATCAGTGATCGCATTAAGTATGCCAAACTCATTCATACCAAGTGTATCTAAATCAATGTCAACAAACACTGGTGTGAAGCCACATTGAATGATGGATGCAATGTCAGATACCCATGTAAATGGTGGCACAATCACTTCACCACCCTCTGGATGTTTGATCTTCAACATGGTCATTGACAATAGATTGGCAGAAGCGCCTGAGTTGACAAACACTGAATACTTTACACCCAGCCATTTACTCCATGCTTCTTCGAAAGCACGACACTCTGGTCCGTTTGTAAGTTTAGGATTATCTTTTTTAAGATGTTCTATTACCAAATCTAAATCTTCTCTAGTAATATTGTCTGACATTAAAGGATACTTCATCATCACTCCATTATAATCTTCGAGCCTTCAAAATCAAATTTGAAAGGAACCCATACATTAATTTCAGGTATTGCTTGTCTTATCTTTTCATGTGCATCAGGTGGTGCAAGAAACATAAAGAAGCCACCACCACCCGCACCCATCAATTTACCACCATATGCACCAGCGTTCATTGCTTTATTGTATATTGTATCTATGTAACTAGTTGTAACACTATCTGTAAGTTCTCTTTTCCGTTTCCACTGATAGTCTAATAACTCACCTATGTTTTCTATTTTACCATGATTTTCAAAAATATACAATGCATTATTTGTAACAGAAGTTATTTCTTCCAATAACTTTGTAGACTTACCTTCTCTGATAGCATCAACTTGTTGCTTGGCGTGAACATTGGAAAATCTATCGATACCCGAAAAACCCAACATGATGTGTTCTTCTAGGTTAAGTGTGTAATCGTCTTTGATTCTTAGATCACGGACATTGATGCCTTCATCAGACAATTCAATCACACGAATACCACCATAAGCCGCCATGATTTGATCTTGCACACCAACAGACTCACCAATACAGTTTTGTTCTATATTAATGGCGTCAATTGCAAGTCCATATGGCGTAGGTAGTTTTTTCTTTGAAGCAAGTATGGCATGAATTAGTCCAACAGTGAATGAAGAACTCGATCCAATACCAGAACGAGCAGGCAAATCGCCATCGTGAGTAATAGAAATTCCATTAGGTATATAATAGTATTTCAAACACTCCCT